AAAACGAAGTCTTTGCCGATCGTGCAGAAGGCGGACCGTGTGTTCCAGCTCGTGCTGGATGCAGCGGCGGTACCGGCTGCGGGAGCGACGGGTTCTGCTGGTCCAACCGGTCCCGCCGGCAGTGCTGGATCGCCGGGAGCAACCGGCCCCACGGGAACTGTCAGCCTCAAGGGTGTTGTCGACGGCAGCGATGCGCCTGTCGGCCAGGTCGGCGAGGTCATATCGGGCAGCAATTTCGGTGGGGTGAGCCTGGTCACGGCGGTGCCGATGAACGTCACCCAGATCGTTCTGACGCCGGGCGACTGGAATGTGGGCGGCGTGGTGATCTTCGCGCCGGTCAGTACCGGACCAAATTCGGTGATCGCGGCACTCAGTCAGACAGCTGCCACGCTGCCGTCCGACAACGACGTCGCCACCGGCAAGGCGATCATGCAGCAGATCTGGGCGAGCTCGATGCCGGCGGGCAAGACCCAGACCACGCCGACCTCACTGATCCGCGTCAACACCACGACCACCAAGCCGGTGTATCTGGTGGCGGTGGCGACCTTCGGCGGCGGGACCGTGACTGTGACGGGTTACGTGTCGGCACGGAGAATCCGCTAGTCTTAATCGAATCTTAAGGTTTACAGACTACCACTCTCACAATCTGGCAAAGGAGGCTTTCCAAATGACTCCCAAGACGAAAAAGGAATCCGAGAAGGACGTCACTTTCGCGGAAGGTGGCGATACCCCGATGTTCGGCCCGCAGTCTGCAGGTCCCGACAAGCCCGGCAACACCGGCAAGGATACGAGTGCCGCGCCGGGTCCGAAATTCGCCAAGGGTGGCTCGGGCAAGATGTTCGGCTTCTCGCCCTCGCAGGACCAGCAGGCTGGTCGAACGAGCCAACGCTGATGCCGCGTTTCATCAATCGCCCTCCCAAAAAGGCGACGATTTCCGCCTTGCCCAAGACACTCGATCCGACCCTGGCGGTGAAGAAGCCGCCCCGGCTCAAGCCGGCGACAACGCGCGAGTACGGCAAGGGCGGAACTCCGTATTCGGGGGCGCCCGACATGGGCCTTCGCGGAGCCGGTATCAAATACGGAGGGATTTGATATGGCCAGGCGCAAGCCCTTCAAGAAGAACCTAACCCCGATCGGCCGGCGCGGGCGGATCGACACCCTGACCGGCAAGGGCGCGACCGAGCAGCGCATGATGCCGGGGCAGCGCGAATCGCTGACGGGAGACCCGTTTGGCGGCATGACGAACACCTACCCGGCGCGGCCACAACCGCCGCCAACGGCTCCCGGCGGGACGATCGGTCCCCAGCCGACGGCGCTGATGCCGGGCGGGCTTGGCAGGGGCGTGCCAGACGAGGAATTGTGAGCGCGACAGCGGAACTGGAGCAGTATGCCCGCTTCCTGCGGAACGCTGCCCCGCAGGAATTCGACAAGTTCCGCGCCGCTTTTGCAGCGTATACCCGATACATGACCGATGCGCTGGTCAATTCAACAACAGAATTTCAGGTGGCCCAGGGTCGCGCGCAGCAGTGCGTGAAGATCCTGCGTCTGCTCGAGGAGATCAAGAATGGCTGAAGTGACCGTAGACGCCAAGCCGATGGCGAAGTTGCCGTATGACCCGGAGGTGATCCCCGATGCTGTAAAGGCACGCGCGGCGGCGGTCGATGCACTTTACGGCAGCAAAGTAGATGCACTTAATTCGAACGGAACACCGGAGCAGCTTACCCTTCCAATGGATGCTCCGGCTACGCAGCCGCCGGTTCCTGTGCAACCCACCGCGACTCCGGTGGCTGCGGCCCAGCCAGCGGTCAAAGACGATAACGACCAGACCTGGAAGCATCAGACCCTGACCTGGCAAGGTCGGTACAACGCTTCGCAGAAGACGATTGCCGAGATGCAGGAGCAGATGACCCAGTTGGGCAACGAGCTGCTGCACACCCAGCAGATGGCCGCCCGGCAGCAGCCGGGACAGCAGGCTCCGCAGGAGTATCCGCCGCCAGCCTATCTGACCGAGAAGGACGTGCAGGACTACGGCAACGATCTGCTCGATGTCACCCAGCGGGCGGCGCTGCACGCGGTCGCGCCGCACCTGCAGAACCTCGAGGCGCAGAACCGGGAGCTGCAGCAGCGGCTCGCCCGCGAGGCGCGGCGCGGGCTTGACCAGGCGGTGGAGCTGGCCTTGCCGAATTATCGGGAGATCGATCGCGATCCGAGATGGCATCAATGGCTGCTTGGAGTTGACGTTTTTTCAGGACGTGTTAGACAGAATTTGTTGGATGAGGCTATCGCAGCAGCTTCGGCCCCTCGCGTAATCTCATTCTTCAGAGGGTTCCTCCGAGAGGAACAGGCCACAGGTCACCTCGAGCCAGCGTCTCTGTCCCAGCAGCCGGCGGCTCCTAGGGAAGCGGCGGTCCCCCTGGCATCGTTGGCGGCTCCTGGCAGGGCACGGCCGGCGACCGGAGGTGATGCCTCGGTTCCGCCCGACAGACCCATTTACACGCGCGCCATGATCAAACAGCTGTACGAGCAGAATCGCCGTGGGGCGTATGTCGGCCGTGAAGCTGAATGGGCCCGGCAGGAAAGCGATATCATCGCTGCAGGTCGGGAAGGGCGCATCCGGTAACACGGGGGCCTCTCGAATACATTCGGTAGCCCCCACATCAAAGGGGCTACGGCTATGCCTATTCCGAGTGCTGGTTTTCCTGGCGCAACGTCAGGCTCAACTCCTGCTATTACCCCCGTAGGCTCTACGGGCAACCTGCTCCAGTCGACCGGGTTCGTGCCAGAGATCTGGAGTGCGAAGCTGGTGGAGAAATTCTATGCCAGCACCGTGCTGGCGGCGATTTCCAACACCGACTACGAGGGCGAGATCCAGAACCAGGGCGATCGGGTCAAGATCCGCACCAAGCCCACCATCACCATCCGCGACTACAAGGCGGACGGCCTGCTCGGTCTCGACCGCCCGACCGGCGGTTCGGTCGAGCTCTACATCGGTACCGGCAAGTATTTCTCGCTGATCCTCGACGACGTGATGGAGGTCCAGTCGGATCTCAATCTGCTCTCGATGTGGTCGGACGACGCCGCCCAGCAGCTCAAGATCACGGTCGACCGGGACGTCCTCGGCAGCATCGTGGGCGGTGCGGCTGCCGCCAACAAGGGCAACACGGCCGGTGTGCTCTCCGGCAATATCCAGTTGGGCGTGAAGGGTACGCCGATCGTGACGGTCGGACGGCAGGCGGCAACGCCGGTTGCCGGACAGATCGAGATCGTCGACATCCTGCTTCGCCTTGGCCAGTGCCTCGACGAGCAGAACATCCCCGAAGTCGGCCGCTGGGTCGTGATGCCGGCGTGGGCCGGACGCATGATCAAGCAGTCCGAGCTCCGGCAAGCGTATCTGTCGGGTGATCCGGTCTCGATGCTGCGGAACGGACGGCTCGGTATGGTTGATAGATTTACAATCTACATCTCTAACTTGTTGCCCAATGCAACCTCCGATGCGACTAACTTCGCAGCCGGCGAGCAGCCGATCTTCGCAGGACACAGTCATGCGATCACTTTCGCATCGCAGATCAGCAAAATCGAGACCTTACGTTCGGAACTTACGTTCGGGCAGATCCTCCGTGGATTGCAAATTTACGGATTCCAAATCGTAGATGGTACCGCACTGGCCCAAGCTCAAGTTATTCAGCCTTAACAACGACTTAGCTGATGGCTTGACTTTGCTATTCGTTTGGTAACATACTCGAGGTCTCCAGTGCGATTGAGCACACAAAAAGGGACCTCGAGTATGACGTGCGGCATCTACTTCATCAAAAGCCCAAGCGGCAAAATGTACATCGGCTCGTCCATACGGGCCGAGAAGCGTTGCATTCAGCATTTCGTCAATTTGCGTAGAGGGGTGCACCCTTCACGGCGTCTTTCCATGGCGTTTGTGAAGTACAAGGGCGAAGGGTTCGAGCACGGCATGCTTGAGGTGTGTCCTGCAGAGAAACTTGAAGAGCGCGAACAGTTCTGGATCGACCTCTTAAAACCCCGCTACAACGCGCGCTTGAAGGCAGATTCAAATACCGGCCTGCGGATGACGGAAGCCGAGCGGCTTGCGCATTCGGATACGATGAAGGAGCATGTCGAGAACAACCCCGAATTTCGTGAGCACCTTGTTGGGCTGAACGAAGCGAATTGGGCTGATCCTGAGCGGAAGGCGGCGCGTATCGCGTCATTGAAAGCTGCTTGGACACCTGAGAAGCGCGCTGCAGTTTCTGCGAAACAGAAGGGTATAGACGCTGGCGTTGCTGGACGTGCGGCCCGTTGGAGTAAGCCAGGCGCTAGCGAACATCAAACACAGATCATAAACAAAATCTGGGATCGTCGCGGGCGCAAGAACACCCCCGAAGCAATCCACGCCAAGGCGAAGGAGTTTGGTTGGGAGTGCCGAGAAATCGGAGTTCCTAGCAAGCCCGGTGCAGCGGATGGTCGGATTACTATCTTTTGCCCCAAACACAATCACACAGGTACTCCCACACTTGCGAAGCTGATGTATCAGGGGCAGGGCTGCCGTCTGTGCGGGTTCGAGCGGTCCTCAGAAAAGCAGAAGGGCATCTCCGTTCGTGGTCGTGGTAAGGATTGGTCGTCTGAACACAAGGCTGCACTGTCCGCACGGTTCAAAGGGATCGATCGGGGCAAGGAAGCCCGTCTAGCGCAGAAGCTTGCCCGTGAAGCGCATCTTCGCCCCTTAACCAAATCTTAAGACTTTCACCCTATCCCTCCGAGGATGGCTACCAGCCCATCCTACCACGGCTCGCTGTCGGACCGCGACCACCCGACCCTGAACACGGTGGCGGACTACATCACCGATGCGCGCACGCTGCTGCAGGACAAGATCCCGCCCTACCGCTATGACGACCCCTCTCTCCTCGTCGCCATGAACGTGACCATGCTGGAGGCACGCCGGCTGCGTGCAGATCTGTTCGTGTTCAATCTGGCGGTCAAGGGGCAGGTGCAGGCGTTCACCGAGGTGGACGAGACCTATGTCGACATCGAGCCGCAGTTCCGGCTGGCCGTACTGCACGGGCTGTGCGGGCACGCGCTCGAGCGCGACCAGGAGGACGTGCAGGATGTGCGCGCCACTACGTTTCTGGGTTTATTCAATGCCGGGCTGATTGGTCGCGCCCTGCAGGGCGTTGCCGGCGGATCGTCGGCGGGAGGAGGACAAGGACGATGACACGCAAGTATGGAAAGAAACTGCCATTAACTCCGCGCCAGAATTTTGCCGGAGGGGGTCCGATTTATGATTATTTTGGCAACATGACGGGGTCGGGGGGAGCACACATCAATCGGGCTGGCGGTCTTACCGAGGGTCCATCCGAGGAAGAATATGAGCGGATGAAACGACTGCGTATAGCCACTCCGATTCGCTGCTGGTCGGAAGACAGTACTTTTAATCGGCCTACCAAAGGTTATGTGCCTGGCAGGCTGCTGTCGGGTGGCCTGGCTGAAGGTGGTCTGGTCGAGAAGGGGTTGGACGGCTTTGCCAGGAGCGGCGAGGTCAAGAAGGGTAAGAAATGAAAAACACTCGTGACTATGGCAAATTTGATTCCCGGTTTACCGGGAGTGAACCTGTGCAGATGGCGCATCACGAGCAGTCCGAGACCATCCAGAATGAGAAGGGCGAGTGGGTCAACGTCTACGGGCGCAAGACCCCGCAGGCTGGCCAGCAGCTGCCCGACACACCGGTCTATCCCACGGTGGATTCGGCGGTCGAGGCGGCCAAGAAGCGTTCCGAGGACTACGGTCGAGAACATCCGGAGCACGAGGAATGAGCAAGTCCGATGAAGCGGAGAGGTATTGGGCCAAGTTGATCGGGCAGGCCAATGTCGTTCTGGCAGGCGTGTCCGATGCCGAGCTGCGCGTGCAGTTGTTCGACGTGCTGGAGGAATTTTTTGGCGATTCGAATTGCTGGCACGAAACGATTTATTTCACGGTCATCCCCGACAAGCTCGAGTACCCGCTGGTGCCGTTGAGCGGGCGGATCCTGCGGCTTCTCGGAGTGGTCGACCAGAACAACGTCCCGCAGAACGCCGTGATGCCGGTTATCGGCACGGTGCGGTTTCTCTATCCGTACTCCAACGTGCAACAGGTGTCGGCGACGGTGGTCAAGAATGTGACCGATCCGTTGTTGTGCCACCCGCCATACATTCCCGAGTGGGTCCTGCCGGCGCACGGTCGCGGTCTTCTGCACGGGCTGCTCGGTGCGATGATGATGCAGCCGGGGCAGAGCTGGTCCAACCAGCAGATGGGGGCTTTCTACAGTGGCAAATTCCGCACTGCGATTGCGAAGGCGCGGGTGGCGAGCATTC